CACAGCTGAACAGATGGACGACCTCAGAGACCACCAGAAGATCGGCGCCCTCTGCTTCGTGCTCCTCTGCTTCGGCTTCGACCACTTCTACCGAGTGCCGTGGCAGGTCTGGGAGAACATGAAGGCGATATACGGCCGCCTCTACGTCACCGAGAAGGACGTGCAGCAGTTCCGCATCCCGTACACGGCCGGAGTGATCAAGCTCCTGCACGGGATCCTGAACGTCAACGAGCTTCCGGCACCGGTTCCGCTCCCTGACATCTGCGTGAGCTGCGGTACCTACGCCGGAGAGGGCGGCCAGCTCTGCCCGACGTGCAAGAAGGAGGCCCAGCGATGACACCAGCCGAAGCAAACAAGGCCGCGCTCAGACGCCTGCCGGTGATATACGGCGGCATCGAGTATATGAGGATCACGCAGGTCGGGTGCAGCTACGACGACAAGGGCAAGCGCTCTGACTTCGTGCAGCTGCTCGACAAATGCGGCCACAGCGTCACCTATGCAGACCCGGAACGCTGCGAGCTGAAGGAGGTGCAGCCATGAGATGCCTGATCGCCCTCGGCGTCGCTCTCGTCCTCTTCCTGCTGGGCTCAGCAGTGTGCTGCATCGCTCTCGCGTGGATCCACTACCCGCAGGGCATCATCAGAGCCTTCAGAGAGAAGAGGAAACAGAAAAAGGAGGAACGACATGAAGTGTGAAATGTGTGTGCCGTGCGCGGTCAAGAAGGCCGAGACGCACGACGTCAAGAAAACCGGGCACCGCAGGGACAAGATCACCTGCTCAGAGTGCCAGCGCCGAAGATACGGCGGAGAATACGAAGTCAGCCCGAAGGCTGAGAAAGGAGCCAAACATGATACCCTTCCCGAATAAAAAATACAACATAATCTACGCAGACCCGCCATGGTCGTACAGCGACAGCGGGTGCTCCGGCGCAGCGGCGGAACAGTACCCCACGATGAAGATCGAGGATCTCAAGAAGCTCCCGGTCAACCCCGCGGGGGGGGTATAGCTGCTGACGACTGTGTGCTCTTTATGTGGGCCACGTACCCGAAAATGCAGGAAGCCCTCGACCTGATCAAAGCGTGGGGCTTTACATACAAAAGCATCGCCTTCCAGTGGATCAAACAGAACCGAAGCGGCAACGGCTACTTCTTCGGGCTCGGCCGCTGGACGAGAGGCAACACAGAGCCGTGCCTCATAGCAGTCAAGGGCAAGCCGAAGCGCATCAGCGCCGGCGTCGGTCAGCTCGTGTTCTCCCCTCTGAGGAGACACAGCCAGAAGCCTGACGAGGTCAGAGACCGCATCGTCGAGCTCATGGGAGACCTGCCGAGGATCGAGCTGTTCGCCCGCTCCGGAGCGGAAGGCTGGGACTGCTGGGGAAATGAAGCGCCCGAGAACAACCAAGAAACGGAGGAAACGACATGACAAACCAGACCACAAAAGAAACCCGCCGCGAGAGCTACGAGGCCGTGCTTCCTAAAGTAAAGGAACGCGCACGCATGATCCTCGAGCAACTCGGCACCAAAGAGATGACAGTCAGCGAGATCACCGAGGAGCTCGTCAGCTCCGGCAAGATCCCGTACTTCAACCGCAACTACGTCGCGCCCCGCCTCACTGAGCTGAAGGACATGGGGATCGTCGAGACGTGCGGCCGCAGAAAATCAACCAGATCGGACGCCACCGAGGCAGTGTGGCGCCGCGTAAACCTTCAAGGAGGACAAGACAATGAATAAAAAGGACAACCAGATCAGCCGCAGCACCTACAAGCGCATCAAAAGCATGGATCGCGCCGAGCTGTCGGCATATATCACCCGCATCTACATCACCGGCTTCGAGGCCGGACGCAAAGCGGGCACCCCTGACGTGCTCCTGAGAACCATCAAGGAGGCGCTGCTCTCCACCGAGGGCATCGGAGAGATCAGAGCCGAGGCCATCATGCAGAAACTCGGCAGCATCTTCGCCCCTCAGACATCCGCGCAGGCAGAAAAGGAAACCGAAGGAACTCCCGAGGAAGTCTCGGACGTTCCCGACTCAGGAGAGACGCCTCCGCAGGAGGAGGGCGAAGCATGAGCAACTTCTCAACCTGCCGCAGCTGCGGCGCCAGTATGATCTGGATCAAGACGACGGCCGGAAAGAGTATGCCGTGCGATCCTGAGCTGATAACCTTCACCAGAGGCGGAGGCCCGGAGACCTTCGTGACACCTGAAGGCAAGGTCGAAAGAGGAAAGCGCGACCGCAACGGAGCCCTCACCGGCTACATCAGCCACTTCGCAACCTGCCCGAACGCCGACAGACACAGACACAAGCGGAAGGAGGCCAAAACATGAAGGCGATCACCATCTGGCAACCCTACGCAAGCCTCATAGAGAGCAGGCTGAAGAGATACGAGACCCGGAGCTGGAAAACCAGCTACCGGGGCCCGCTCCTGATCCACTCCGGCCAGAGGCCGATGCGCTGGATCCTGAAGCACTCCACCGAGCCCGCCTTGGACGTGGCGATCGAGGCCTTCGGCATCGACAAGCTCATGCAGCTGCCGGTCGGCCGCGCGATCTGCGTCGTGGATCTGGTGGACTGCATCGAAATGACGCCGGAGTTCATAGCCGAACAGAGCCAGACCGAGAGGGCCGTCGGAGACTGGGAGCCCGGACGCTTCGCATGGAAGCTCGCGAACCCTCGCAGCGTCGAGAGGATCGAGCTGATCGGCAAGCAGGGCCTCTGGAACATAGACGGCCACCTGCTCAGACGTCGCTGCTGCTTCTGCGGCTCCGGCATAGAGAGAAAACACGAACACAACCCCGCACCGGTGAGCGACGGCGTCTGCTGCGAGAAGTGCAACAGCGAGATCGTCATCCCGGCACGCATACAGAACCACAAAGGAGGAGAACGATGAAGTGCTCAGAGTGTAACCACTGCGAGTTCGCCGAAGATAAGGCCGGCGCGCATCGCTATTATTGCAAGCACGAGAAGGCAGCGGCCAGCGTCAACGCTTCCGCCCGCCTGATCGCCAGAACCAAGAGACACGACAAGGAGCTGACAGTCAAAACGGCCCCGCGCTGGTGCCCTATGAAGGAGGCCGAGGCCAATGGATGAAAACGTGAGAGAGCTCCGCTTCAAGACGTCGCAGGCCGGAGTCGGTGAGGACGTCTACTACTGCAAAGCCAACAAGCGCCACTACATAAGGCAGGCCACAAACATCACAGACCCGCCGACAGTGTTCTGGCTCAGCTGCACCAAAGGACACGACAGCTGCGGCTGGAGCGGGTACGAAGCAAGCGCACCCCTCCGGGCAGGCCTGATCATGAGAGTCATCGGCAAAAACGGCGCCGTCGAGTTCGAGGAAGTGATCGAGCAGAACAGCTGGAACCAAGACACCCACGCCAAGAAGGTCGGCGCGTTCAGCTGGGAAGGAGAATAACCATGGACAGATGGAAAATTGACGAGCTGAAGAGCATCAGCGACATCGACTTCGCGATCGCCATCCTCGACGAGCGAAAAAGGAAGGTCTCGCCGTACTCACCGCTCGCCGTGAAAATATCGGAGACACAGAGAACCCTCAGAAACCTGAAAGAAGGAGAAAAGAACAATGGCACAGAAACCTGACAACAAACCAAGAACCACGGCGGCCGGGATCCCGGTCTACTGCACCTATGACGAAATCATCCCGACCGCGCAGCTGAAGCCGAACCCCATGAACCCGAATAAACACCCGCAGGAGCAGATCGAAGCCCTCGGTGGGATCATTAGGAAGGCCGGCTGGAGGAACAACATCACCATCAGCACCCGCTCCGGCATGATCGTCAAAGGACACGGCCGACATCTGGCCGCCATGCTCGAGGAGCTCGACGAAGTCCCGGTCGAGTACCAGCACTACGCCTCAGAGGCCGAGGAGCTCGCAGATCTGACCGCGGACAACCGCCTCGCAGAGCTGGCAGAGACCGACAGAGCTATGCTGGCCGAAGTGTTCGCGCACATCGACACCGGCGAGATCGACTTCTCTCAGAGCGGCTACGACGAAAGCGAGTACGAAGAACTCACGGCAGCCCTCTCCGAAGCGATCCACAACGATCTGGACGACCCGGACACCGTAATCGAGCCGCCAGCTGACCCGGTGAGCAAGCGTGGAGACATCTGGATCCTCGGAGGGCGCCACCGCGTCATGTGCGGCGACTCCACCAGCGAGAAGGACAAGGCCGCGCTCCTCGACGGTGACATGCCGCAGATCCTCCTCACCGATCCGCCCTACTGCTCCGGAGGCTACCAAGAGGCCGGCAAGAGTGTCGGGAGCATCGGAACCGACCGAAAAGGTGGAAACCCGACGATCGCGAACGACACACTCAGCACGCGCGGGTACCAGTCGCTCATGCGCAACGTCCTCGACAACATCACGCCGCTCGTGGCCTACATCTTCACAGACTGGCGCATGTGGATCAACCTCTTCGACGTTACAGAGGCCGCAGGCTTCGGCGTCCGCAATATGATCGTATGGAACAAAAAGACGCCGGGCATGGGCCAAGGCTGGAGAACCCAGCACGAGCTCATAATGTACGGCCAGCGCTGCAAGGCGAAGTGGGATAACCACAAAGGCTACGGCAACGTCCTCGAGATCAGCCGCTCCGGCAATGAGCTGCACCCGACTCAGAAGCCCGTCGAGCTGATCGAAATGCTACTCGACAACACTGCATGGCTGGAAGGCGTGTACGACCCCTTCGCAGGCTCCGGCACGACGCTGATCGCGGCCGAGGCTAAAGGTCAGAAGGCCTACTGCATGGAACTCACGCCGGCATACACCGACACCATCGTCAAAAGGTGGATAAAAGCGACCGGCAGCCAAAACGTAAAATGCATCCGCAACGGCGAGCAACTCTCCCGCGACGAAATCGCCGGAATTTACGAGATCGGAGCCGGAAGCGACCAAGGAGGTGAAACGGATTGATGCGTCCGAGATAAGACATGAAAAAACCGAGCCCGACAAAAGAGAGACTGAACGCCCACCGGGGCATGCTCGAAAAGCTGGCCACACTGAGGCAAGAACTCGAGTACGCTGAGGACGCCTATGGAAGCATCCGAAGCCCAGACTTCAGCGGCATGCCTCGCGGCAGCTCAGACCCGAGCAAGAGCCCCATGGTCGAAGCAGTCATACGGAAGATCGAACTCGAAGAGCGCATAAAACGCAAAGAGGCCGAAATCGCCGCCGACTGGGCGGAGCTCGAGCCCTTCATCGAACAGCTGCAACCGATCGAGACTCTGATCATGAACCTCCGCTATTACTACGGAGCCGAGTGGGACGACGTCGCCTTCAATGTGTTCGGACGCCGCCGAGACTATGCGCAGAAACCCGACTACTACAAAAACCGCGTTTTTAAGATCCACGGGAGGGCTCTGATGACCCTCTCAGGCATAATAGACGGAAATTCCGAAGGAACTCCGAAAGAAATCTGACGCCGTTTTTAAGAGTTCCAAACACAAAAAAGAATAGAAAAACGGTTGTTTAGAACAGACAAAGCGTGGTAGCCTATATGCTGAAAAACGCCGCCGAGGAGAGGCCATCTCCCCGGCGGTATTTTTATACCCATGCGGGCATGGTGGAATAGGCAGACACGCGAGCCTCAGAAGCTCGTGGTCGCAAGATCGTGCGAGTTCAAGTCTCGCTGCCCGCACCATCTTCTGACAGAAAGGAGGGCGACCGAAGTGTCGAAACCCAAAGGAGCAAAAGGCAGCATGACCGTCGCGCTGCAAAACTTCGCCGGACTCCGGGAACAGCTGCAAGGCATGGACGAAGCAGCCGAGCGGGCCGTCAAGAGGACGGTCTCCGACTTCAAGAGCCGAGCCCCGGCATGGATCAGCCAAGCCGTGA